TGCCAAGCAGGGAGCGCAGTTCCTGATGGGCGCATTGGATGACTTGAACTACTGCCACATGACATGGGCTGACCGGCAAAAGTGGACATCACCAATGCCGATCGCGCAGGAAATCCCAACGGACATTGGTGAGATTCAACCGAAAGTGATCAAAAGAAAACGTGTCGCTTCTAAATGAGATCCTAGCAAGCTTTCAGGACGTACCCAAGGATAAGATCATTGAGGGTGCGGCTGATGCTTTGCTATTTACTGCCAACGAGAAGTGGATCCCGAGTCCCGGCCCACAGTACGAGGCGTATGTTTCAGAAGCGGATGTGCTGTTATACGGTGGGGAGCCGGGGGGTGGTAAGTCGCAGCTTGGTCTTGGACTCGCGTTCAATAAGCACAAACGCACTTTAGCAATGCGGCGTGAGTACGGCGACCTTGACCGGCTGGTTGAGGACGCTCTAAAGATTCATGGTTCTAAGAACGGGTTCAATGGATCCCCACCACCTAAACTGAAAATCAGTGAACAGCAGATCGTCGACTTTGCTGCTGCCCACCGTGTAGGTGATGAGCAGGGACAGATGGGGAAAGGGCATGACCTCCTGTTTGTTGATGAGGCTACCCACTTTGCAGAGAGTCAGATTCGGTTCTTGATGGGGTGGGTACGCTCAGAAGACCCTTTGCAACGATGCAGGACGGTGCTGGCGACCAATCCTCCTTTGACTGCTGAAGGTCTATGGGTGATCAAGATGTTTGCGCCTTGGTTGGATCCAAGGCATCCAAACCCTGCAAAAGAGGGCGAACTGCGGTGGGTTATTTCGGATGAGAACGGCGAAGACCTGTGGGTTGATGGGCCGACCGACATCCGAGAGATCAACAACAAGAAGATGCGTCCTACTTCTCGGACGTATATCCACTCGTCTGTCAAAGACAACCCGTGGTACGCATCGAGCGACTACGAGCGGCAACTGGATTCAATGCCGGAACCGTATCGATCCTTGCTGATGGGCGGGTTTAGAACCTCGTTCAGAGACCAGCAGAACCAAGTTATTCCAACGGCATGGGTGCAGAAAGCGCAATTACGTTGGAAACCAAGACCACCGGCTGATGTTCCAATGTGTGCTATCGGTGTTGATGCATCTGGTGGTGGTAATGACCCAATGGTGATCGCTTGCCGATACGATGGGTGGTATGACAAGCTTGTTAAGATCAAAGGGAACGATATCCCGATGGATCGGGCTGGATCTTGGTGCGCTGGGCAAGTACTGTCCTACCGGAGAGACAACGCGATGGTTGTTATTGATCTTGGTGGTGGGTATGGCTCAAGCATGTACGAACACCTAAAAGGCAATGATATCCAAACTAAAGGCTATAAGGGTGCTGAGTCAACGACCAAACGAAGTGCCGAAGGCAAACTGAAGTTCACTAACAAGCGTTCTGCTGCCTACTGGATGTTCAGAGAGGCATTGGATCCGGGGCAGTCTGGTGGGTCTCCGATCATGCTGCCTGAAGACTCTGAACTGATAGCAGATCTGACTGCGCCGACATTCGAAGTCACGCCGAACGGCATCAAGCTTGAGACTAAGGATAAAGTCTGTGAAAGACTCGGGCGGTCTACAGATGCTGGTGATGCTGTTGTGATGGCATGGTTTGAAGGCGAAAGAAAGACCACCAATGCTCTGGAATGGATGGAGCAGGGTGATTGGAAGCGTCCGATGAAACGCCAGCCACAGGTCAATATCGGGCGTCGAGAACCGTTGTCTGCTCAAAAGAGGGCAGCATGAACATTCCATCTGCCATTGAATCTGCCAATTTTAGGCACCAATCACGATTCGTGACGTATTGGGATGATGATATTGGATTGGCTAAGTTAGAATTTTTTAAAGGACTTCCTTTTTTGCATGTTGAATTGCATAAACCTTTTATTGGGGTTAAAACAATAAAAAAAGAACTACCAAAAGTGAAGAGATTGTTAAAGCAAAATGGTTATGCAAATGTTTGTGTTTTTATTCCAGACAATGATGAAAAGCTTTATCGGTTTGAATCCCATTGTGGGTTTTCTGAAGTTGCTCGTTTTTCTGGGCAAATATTAATGACACAGGAGTGCTGACATGGGAACAGGCGTTGGTGAATGGTTTGCAACGATGGCAATGGAAGACGCTGCTATGGGTGCGGCTGTTACTGGTGCAACTGCTGCTGAAACCGCTTCAGTTGCTGCTGCCTCTCTTGCTGGGCCTACTGCTGCGGCTGGAGCAGGGATGACTATTGGTCAATCAATGGCGCTTTCTGCCGGATCTCAGGTTCTTGGTTCTTTGCTTGCTCCTGAACCTACAAAACAAATCCCCGGCACTGGCATATTAAAGAGTGACCCAACAGCCATGCCAGAAGCACCCGGCCCGATACAACGGGCGAGGAAAGAGCAGGAACTGATGAGGAAGCGCACGATGGGGCGTGATTACACTGCGTCACTGTCTGACAATTTGGGGTAAAGATGGGTGCTTTATACAAAATAACGCTACCAAACGGAAAGGGATATGTCGGCATGACTGTTTCCGATCCGAAGAAGCGCTTTGCAGAGCATCGATATCAAGCCAATGCAGGGCGTGAGCAGGTAATACATCGTGCCATCAAGAAACATGGAGGAGCGAAGTTTGAGGTATTGGTCATTGCAAGCGATAGGAAGTATCTAGAAGAACTGGAGCGCAAAGCTATTGTTGCATTTGGAACTAGATCGCCTGCTGGATATAACTGTACCGATGGTGGTGATGGTGCGCCGGTTGGCAACCAATTCCAACTGGGAAAGAAACGGACTGATAAAACCAAAAAGAAAATGTCTCTTTCTGCGATGGGACATACCAGAAACAAAGGAAGAGTACATAGACCGGAAGTTGTTGAGGCAATGAGACTTCGTGCAATAGGGACAAAAAGAAGTGTAGAAACAAAAGCAAAAATGTCTAAAGCAATGAGAGGTGTTGCACATAAAGGATGCGGGACATCTGGTTATGTTGGAGTTTCTTGGTGTAAGCGAACAAACAAATGGAGAGCGCATATCACTGTACAGGGGAAGATGCTTGATCTTGGCAGATACTTGTTGATTGATGATGCGATTGCGGCGCGTCAAGAAAAGGAATCTTCGCTATGAACATTAAAGAACTTTACGGAATTGGAAATAATTTATTCTCAAAAAGAATGCCGTTGGTTAGTCTCTGGCAGGAAATTTCTGATCACATGTACCCCGAGAGAGCAGACTTTACCTTGCGCCGTTCTATTGGGAATGACTTTGCTTCAAACCTGATGACATCCTATCCAGTGATGTGCCGCAGGGACTTGGGTAATCAGTTAGGGACGATGCTTCGTCCTACTGCCAAATCGTGGTTTCACATTCAGCGCAGGTACATTGAGAACGAAGACAATGAGGTTCAACGGTATCTGGAACGGTTTGAGAAGGTTCAGCGTCGAGCGATGTATGACCCGATATCGATGTTCACTCGGGCAACGAAGGAGGGTGACCACGACTTTGCTGCCTTTGGGCAGTGCGTTATCTCAGTCGAGGTCAATAGTGACTCCAAGTATGGGCAGCATTTGCTATACCGGTGCTGGCATTTGCGGGACGTAGCGTGGCAAGAGAACGCTGCTGGTCAGGTTGCCTATGTCTTTCGCAAGTGGAAGCCCACCGTACATACCCTGTGCAGCACGTTCAAGAACGTAGACCCAAAGATAACCAAGATCAACGAGAAGACCCCGTTCGAAGAGATCGAGGTCATGCACATGATCGTCGATGCAGAGATGTTTGACGATGATGCCAAAGGCAAGCCACGGTGGTCTATCTGGTACGACTTTACCAACGATCACATCATGGAAGCAAAGCCGATCTGGGGAAAGCATTACATCATCCCGAGGTGGCAGACGGTATCGAACAGTCAGTATTCGTACAGTCCAGCTACGGTTGCTGCTCTTCCAGATGCACGGTTGATCCAAGCAATGACATTCACCTTGCTGGAAGCGGGTGAGAAAGCGACTTCTCCACCGATGGTTGCGACCATTGATGCGGTTCGTTCCGATGTGAACCTGTTTGCGGGTGGAATTACATGGATTGATCAGGAGTATGACGAACGGTTGGGAGAGGCTTTAAGGCCGTTAAATCAGGATTTTCGAGGGTTTAACTTTGGAACGGCAATGGTTCAAGACACCCGTGGGTTGATTCGGGAAGCTTTCTACTTAAATACCCTGTCGATGCCGCAAAGATCCGCTGAAATGACTGCTTATGAGGTTGGGCAACGAGTTCAGGAATACATCAGAAATGCATTGCCGATTTTCGAGCCTTTGGAGGCTGAATATAACGCTGCTTTATGCGATGAGACATTTGACCTGCTGGCTAAAAACGGGGCTTTCGGCAGTCCTGCGGATTGGCCGAAAGAACTAAGAGGTGCTGGGGTTGAATTCACCTTTGAATCACCATTACATGACGCAATAGATCAGCAGAAGGGTCACAAGATACTGGAAGTCAAGACGCTGCTGGCCGATGCGATCGCGCTGGATCCGTCAACGGCGATGATTCTGGATGCCAAGGCAGCACTGCGGGATGCTTTGTCTGGTATTCAAACGCCTGCTACTTGGATCCGGCCTGAGTCTGAAGTCGAGGCGATGGAGAAACAGCAGCAGGAAGCAATGCAAGCCCAGCAGATGCTGTCTGGGATGGAGCAGGCCAGTAAGGTTGCAGGTAATTTGGCATCAGCGCAGAAAGATCAGGCTACTGCTCCGATGCCGATGCCGACTCCGGGTAGCCAGCCTGCTGGAGTTCCTGCATGAAGAAACCAGCAACCCCAAGTCCAGCAGTACCGGTTCCATATGAACTGGCTGATGCTGATGCTATTCAGGCACTGGAAAGAGGGGATGCCGACGAACACCAACAGAAGAGGGCGTTACTGTGGATTGTGAACGTGTGCGCGGGAGCATACGATTTTCAGTATTACCCAACAGATC